GTAGAATATCCAAGTGCTTGGCAATTTCATTTTGCAACGCAATGGCGACCGCCGCCGCTGTGTCATCTTTGGTGACGCCGACCTCTATCTTTTTGTTGGCGATATAGACAGCCAGCGAGCCTGAGACGGTGACCGTTCCGGCAATCGTTATTGTGCCCGCAGCTGCCACGCCCGCTCCATCATCGAGGGCACAGATAGAAAGCTGGAGATAATTATTGGCATTCAGTGCGGCAATGGCCATCAGATGCACCAGCGAGCCGTAGCCGAATTTTACCGCCGCCTCATCCGTGGAAAAGACTTGGGTGGGTACTTCCTTGGCAACGGTCGGCTCCGGCCAGGCCCCGAATTTCCATTGATCGCCTACGGCATGTCCGGCGGTGGCTCCGAAAGTGATGGTTATTCCGTTATCCAGAGTTTGAGCCGCCCCCGTGATGTCAACCGTTTCCGCTTCCCAGGTAGCGCCTCCGTCTTTGCTCCACTTGAACGTGTCGGGAGTATTGGCGGCGTCAATTTCAACAATGATGTCTTCCTTGACATCTCCCGTGAAAGTTCCCCCGGAAGAACAGTCGTTTAGGGTGCCGCCCTGCCAGCGGGCCGGCTCAATGTATTTTGCCAGGCGCTGGCCTAATATGACCAATTCCTGGAGGTTCTGCGGCAACGTGTTGACCGCCAGCTCCTTGTTGAACTCGAAATATTTCCCGGGCTTCCGAATGGAGCTAGGTATTTCATCGAAAGAAATGTTTGGGGATCCCATTTATTTCTTACCTCCCTTTTTCTTCGGAGTGGGTTATTCCGCTATAATCAGGGAACCATCCCGAACCAGCCGCCGATAGTAGGTCGTATTCGGCACATCCACCGGATGACTGTCGGCAATGTATTCCCTGGGTTTACCTTCCTTAGGGCAGCGTGTGCCCGATTTGGCTTTTACTTTCATCCTTATGTCTCCTTATCTAAAAGTTGATTCAGCTTGTCATGATTTTTGATATATTCACGGAAAAAATACATATCCAGCCCAGGGCAGGTTTTAGCTAAGTCAAACTCATAATGTCCATAAACATCATCGATTGATAAGTTATATCTGTTTTGGATGTTGAGGATTAACGCCCGCACACTAACCAGTTGGGCATGGGTAAATTCCCCTGGTTTTCCAATCATGCAGATACCAAGACTATCTTTGTTATGCCCGCGGGCATGTGCGCCGCCATTCCTTTCTGGACGACCGGCTTCTATCATCCCGTCCAAAAAGGTGAGTTTATGAGGAGTGTTTGTTTTAGAATATGGATGGCCATTTTGAACTACATAATGATATCCGATACCTTTCCAGCCCCGTTGTTTGTGCCAAAAATCTATTAAGAGAGCGTTTCCAAATTCAGAATCCGAACAATGCAAAATAATCTTTTTTATTTTACGCATGGCTCACTCTCCTTTTATTTGAAATGTCCTTTTCCCCAAAACACAAAACCTAAAAAAATTAATATAAAAACTATACTGATTGCCCCCCGGACAATTGTTTTGACTGCGGTAGCTTTTATTTCCCCCATCCATTCCCGAAGCGCCCCGATGAATTTGTGGTCTTCATAATGTATCTCCCGGGAAATATTAAATTCCCCGAGTTCCTCTTTTAGGGCATCTTTTACCGCATCCTTGATTTCGTCTGAGGTCATCTCTGCGCTCATTTCAGGGTTATTTCGTCCTCGGCATCCTTGACGCCGTCATCTTCCGGATCCTGGAGATAATATTCCAAGCCGATCTTGAGCAGCTCGACTGCGTCTGCTTCATCATCTGTTTTTTCAATATTGAAACTAGTCTTAAACTCTATCTGGAACCATAACTGACCGTTCTGGGCGTCCTCCTTGTCGGTCACATTTTTGTAGCCGACGGGGACAATGGGAGTGATTGCCAGCCCTAATTTTTGGAGCATCAGGAGTCCGATAACACCCTCCAGAATAGGATATATCCCTGAACGCCGAGCCGCTTCATTTTCCAGTGTTTCAAATACAATCGTCAGGAATATAGAGACCTCCTGTTTGAAAACTTTGTTCATGGTCACCCGGGAAAAACTAGCCTCTTCGATGGCGCAGAAAACAACCGGCGGCGACAAATTCTGTCTATCCGCCCGGGCATCGAATATCTTGGATGACAAGCCGTTATCACTTAGTTTTGTGAGGATTGCCTGCTCAATTTCAGTCAGCATAATTTATTTTCTTTAAGGTTATTTTACTGAAGCCGGTTCCGTCCGGCTCGACATCCAGGATGTTATAGTTGACATCATTTATGATTACTTGTATTACGGTTCCACTCTCATGGGGAATATCGCTGATATCGCTGGTTTTGGCCAGCACAAAAGGGTTGCTATCCTCATTTAGTTCCTCCAGCAGATGGATGTCGGTAGTGGAATTAAAAAATATGACATCGATTTCCCGGTAATCCCATTTCAGGACAGCCGGCTCCCCAAAGTCCTTGAAGAATGCGTCCAGATCATCAAAATCCCACATATCTTTCTCCATGAAAAGGAGGACGCGGGGGAGAGGAGGAGGCTCCCCCGCTTGGGCAGAACAGTTTATTATGCGTTAATCTTCACGTAGACCAAGCTGGCGCTCGTGCCGGCCGGTTCGAACACATAGCCGGCCACTTCATTACTGCCGACCGTCACGGTAACTTCTTTTTGGGTGGCGTCCCAGTAGACCACCGTGCCGGGAGTAGTCATATCATCGATGGTTTTCTTGGTCAGTTCGAATACTCCATTGACAGCCAGAATTCCATCATCACCGTTGGCGATATCGGCCACGGCCACTCCGATCCGGTTGCCGATCTTCACTACAGCGCCGGACGAAATATCCGCCCCGGCGGTATGTTTGATCCTGGTTCCTTGCTGGATATAATTCTGCATCGTATAATCCTCCGTCTGTTTATGTCTGGGGAGCCAGAGGCTAACCCCTGGCCCTCCAAGTGGTTTATTTAATTCGTTTCCTAATCGTTCTTAGAAACCGTCGTTCTTAGCTAAACCTCTCCAGTCCATAGCTTTGGCGCCGGCATCTGCCCGAACCTTGTACTCCACGCCGTCTCTATTCCATCCCTGCTTGAGTTCCATGTATGGAGTCGCGACACCATTCAGGAAAAAGAGTTTTACGGTCAACCCTTTCCTGCTGGCAAAGTAATATCTTGTGGCGGAATCATCATCCAGGCGGGGCTCATATACGCGCTTGAAATAATCGCCGAAATAAATGTTTTTCTGCTGGGAGCCGGAGGTTACATCCAGATATTCAGACCGGAAGATTTTTTCGGAGGAACCTTCAATGGTCACGGGGGCAAGATAAAATTCCGGACGAATATTAAGCCTCCGCTTTCCATTGATATCCTTTTGCAATTTCATGAGCTTCACAATTTCGCCAATAGTAGTTTCGCTGGGCACACCGCCCGTGCCTATGTTGCTATGGGTGGCGTGAAAAAGATCCACACCGTCACCCATCGCGGCATTGGCGGTCAGCACTGCATAAACAACGTCCCCGTATAATCTGGATACGGATTCTCCATGCATCCTGGGGATATCTATAAGCGCTCCCAAGTTGTCATTGATGATTGCTTGGCGGGAAAGCCGGAAGATTTTTCCATAGGTAACGACCTGGTATTCTTCCTTTCTCTCGCCGGTCTTTCCATATTTATACTCACCATCAATCCCAATTTCATCCAGATCGTCCATCTCTCCGGGCCTGGCTCCGGTTTGTTTCTGGAAATTATTTACCGAGCCGGTACCAACCCATGCCTGCCAGGTCTCTTCCGAAGTTTCAAAACCTTCCAGGAGGGATTTGTTGGCGATAGCGCCTAACAATACGGGCAGATCGGAAGAGGTCAGCGCCCGACCGGTCATATCTCTAATGTCCCCGCCTATGGGCTTTTTAGCTCGCCGTAAGCATTCCCGGGACAACTCCATTAAACTAAAGCTCCTAAAATCATCAGCGCCTGAGGCGGGTTTTTCCACGGCAAGACCAGCGCGCAAATACAACCCGTCCTGGGCAGCGGCTCTGAATTTATCCCGCTCATCGGCACCCATCTCCATCCGAGCGGACACAAAGCCGACCTGCGGGGAGTTGGCGGTCAGATGGGCTAATGCCCGGGTCTTGGCTTCATCAAGGGACAAACCTCTCGTAATAAGTTCCTGTCTGACATTATCCGGTAATCCGGCCTGATCGCAGATACCGTTAATTTCCAGTATCCGAGACCTTTCTTCCAGGGCTATCTCTGCATCAGTTCTGTTATTGGCAGCCGCAGCAGGTTGGGGAACAATGGTAGGCGCTACTGGCGGGGTAGCCGGCGGCTGGATATCGATCCGGATTTCCAGTGTTTCCAGGAAGCGATAGGCTTCCTCTTCCGTGGCATTTTTGGGGAGGCCACGTCCCTCCAGATATTTCCTTATTTTCTCGTTCATCTTAAACTCCTCTGTTTGTGGGGTTATGGGCTGCTGTGTGGCCGCCCGAACTTTTGCCATCTCATCTGCCCCGATGGGACAAATACTCATCTCCCGCGGCTGCCATTTCGTGACAACTCTCATCGGGCCGGTGTATGTTTTACCAGCGATTGTTTCAGTCTTGCCTTTTTCGACTCTGGTTATTTCAAGGACTCTGTATCCGACTGAACAATCGGTTATATGTCCCTCTCTTATTTTTTGGTACGGACCTTGGGCTTCTTGGGCTTCCGAAAAATGAGCCCTGCCGATAAGCTGTTGATTTTCTAACCTCATGTTTCTATAAGACCCAATCACAGAATTACTGCTATATCGCATATGCGTATCAAGCAGCGGAATTTGTCTTGATTCCGGCAGAACACAACCAGCCATGCGCAATACTTCAGGCCAAATTTCCCATTGTTTCCAATCAAGAACATCCACTGGATTTTCTGTAGCGCCTATCATCTCAACCGATCTGTTTTTTTCATCTAAAGTAGCCGGCTGACCATTCTCCATTCTTAGGCTTAATGTCCGGTAATTTAAGCTTTTATCAATTGCACTTTTATTTTTTGGCATTTTCACTCGCTCCTAGTTTGGCTGGGTTCTGTTGCATAGCCGTTCCTTTGGTATTCGGTAGCCATGGTATGCCCAGTTCATCGGCCATTTTCTTGGCTTCGGCAATTTCTCTGAGCACCTCTTTATAATCACGCCCGCGGGCGGCAACTATTTCTTGCGGGGAGCGCAACCCGGCCCCGATTTGTTCAATCCAGGCTTTACCCTCCCGGAGGGGGTCAATCGATTCCATGCCGGGCGGGATAAATACGCTTTGATGATAATATCGGGGGTTCTGAAAATACCCCGGCAGATCCAGTTTCCCGACCATAACGGCGGCGGTTATGGCATCAAAGATTGCCACGCGTGAGAAATGGAGAATATGACGCTTGGAATGCGCTTTCAGGGACTTCGCCAGGTCGTTTCTAATCCCCCGGAGACTGCTGTAATTTATACCTTCATAATTCCCCGACAGCAGCTCATAGCTGGTATTCGTGGCTATGGCCACCATCTGGAGAACAAATTTCACGAACGCCTCAAAATTGTTCCCGGGACGGTTATGGCTGGCAATAGTTACTTCTTCATTCGAGCGCAAATATTGCAGGATGCAATTTTCTAATTCCTCAATTTTTTTCCCGTCATCCTCGGTTTCGGTAATACCGGAGGCCTGTATTCCCCCCATATCGTTTGTTTTTATGAATGCTAAATATTTAGCGGCCATTTTCGCCCCGTCAACCTCGGCATCCAGATAGTCACTCAGGTCGTGGGCGATCAGGATCGCCGTGGTAAATGGCGATATGCCCCGTAGTTGGGACGGCCGCAGAGTCTCAAAACCGTGGATGACATTCTCAGCCTTTACCCTCACCGTTTTTGTACTGCCCGTAAGTTGCGGATTAAATCCGTCCGGAACCATAAAATGGTAGGCAATCACCTGGCCGGTATCAGTATCGTATTCAATTCCCTGGTCAACCAGGGTGCCTTCGGCAGGCTTGACGTACAGGTCTGTTAACCAGTCTGCCTCATAGGCTTGTAGGGCAAATGGTGTGTAGCGGTCTTTCGCTAATCGCTTCGGGAGCCATTTTTTGACAAACAGATATTCACCGGTTTCCACATCTTGAAATTTCGCCAGCCGCTCAAACTCAAAGAAAAAGAGCTTGCCGCTGGCGTCCTTATCGTCCATCCACCATTTGACGGCGTCCTCAATTTTTTGGGACGTTTTTTTATCCAGCTTTCCATCCGGTGTTTTGATTCTGCTCTGGAAAACGATCCCGTCGCCGACAACATAATCGGCCAGAATATTGATCGCCCGTTTGAAATATGGAAAATCACGGATAAGCTGCCGCGTCCGGGCTCTGATGATAGCGGAGGATGATTTTATTAGAGAATTTATGTCGGTATTGGCGGGGAGCCAGTCCCCGGTCAGTCGGTGGGTTTTAGCCGCCGCATATTGAGAACGAGTTTTCAACTTTCGGGATTTATCGGCATATTGGCGGGCAATCCGGCGTTTTATCTCCCATTTGGGAGCAAACACGCCAATCCCCCGATCAAGTGCGTTTTCAATTTTTTCTAATCTGCTTAATGTCAACATATTGTGGTTATCAGCAGCTGCTATCGTCTATGTGTTGTATGAATGCTCCGAATTATTCGGACTACCAGCGTCCGCCCCCGCCCTGCTTGGCATATGTCCGCCGGACAACTGTACCGGATTCTTGGTCAGCCATATGCTTGACATATTCCAAACCGGCCTTGAATTCCTCGAAGGAGCGGTATGACATGCGGCGGAGGTTCCCCCCGGAGGATATAGAATATTCAGCGATCGTGATTTTCCCTGTGACGAAATCCGCCAGGGTATTCAGCATTGTTGTGTACAGCGCGGACCAAGTTGTGAATGTAGCGGCCATATAATTTCCTTTTGGTGTCCTTCCCGCGGAGGCGGGAATCCATCTTTTTACTCTGAAATAATTATAACCCCGGTTTTGGGCCGTTTTGGTATCTTTGGGTATTTTTGCTTATTTTTGGGTATTTTTGCTTATTTTTGCTTATTTTTGCTTGACAAGGTTTTTTGAGGGGGTAAAAAAAGGACAATCTGCTGACATATCTGTCAACACTTTTCTTTGTTTTTTTCAAAAAAAGCGCATTTTCCCCTTGACATTTGTATCGCAGATTGCTATACTTATATTAGAAGATGGGGATGAAAAGAAATCAACCAAGAGGAGATAGGGAAATGAAACACGAAGAACTAAAAGCCAGAGCAGAAAAAGTAGAAGATACCAAGGTGTGGGAAAAGGGTGGGAAATGCAGAATATATGTAGAGGGCCGAAACGGACAGCAGACCGGATACATCACGGCGAACGCTGAAGATGTTCGAGGCCGGAATGCTGATGAATACAAGGGCTTGAGTTTCTCAGCCACACGGCCTGGAAACGTGAACATACTAATGGCCACAATCGACGAGCTTCTAGCGGTGGAAATGGAAACCCCAGAAGCTGAAAAAGAAGAGGAAGCTGTAGTGGAAGAGAAAAAAGCTTCCCTCTCCGAAAAAGAAACCCAGGCCGCTTTCGAAGCCGGTGGGGTGGAAAGGTTGGCCCGGAAGATTTTCGAGACTTTCGATCCGAAAGGCCGGACTGAAGCCCAGGCCGCCGTGGATCGGGTTTCCACTAGGTGCCTACCAGTTGGAGGCGATGGCGATTTATGGCTCGTCCTGATCAAGATTGTGAAGGCGGAATATTACGCTGACCGGCCCAGGGGAGATTGGTACCGGTCATAGGAAACAGAACACACACAGGGGAGCCCACCGGCTCCCCATAACGCCCCACGGGGCACGGAGGTAATGAAATGTGGTTCGGAAAAGGATTTGAAATCCCGGAACATCATATTGTTCGGAATACGGAACTGTTTCGGCAGCTCCAGGCGACTGGCGACCAGGCCGAAGCCTGGGAAATTATGCGGCATTCCGGTGTATATTTCGATCCGCTTCATGGGCTAGACCATGTCGAGCGGACAGAAAAAAGCGTGATTTTCGTAGACCGTGGTCTGAGTGGAAATGGATGCACTCATGATGCCACTTTCGCCGTCCTGGCAGGAGAGAGGTAGGAAATGGAAAAGTCAATCTATCTTAGGATTCCAGAAAAATTAAAAAACCAACTTTTTATCCTGCAAAAAAAAGAAGGCTTTAAATCGCTGTCTGAATTTTTACGGTTTCATCTCACAAAATTAGTGGATGATGCTGATAAATAGGAGGTTATGATGGACACCAGAAAAATAGTGGAAAAAATTGAAGAAGCTAAAAATAATTTCGCAGAAGGGAAGAAAAGACCCACGGAAGAACACTATCGGGCATTTTGTGCTCGGAGAGCACTCCTTGGGATACAGTTTCACATTCAGGAAATACAATCCGACTGCAAGCAGGATGATCACACACAGTGAGATGTTCCCGAGGTGATCGGAATGATCGCCGAGGTATTCAGAAGGG